CTTTTTAACAAGTTGTTTAATCCTACCCTTGGCGTGCTTTTCTTTCCAGATGTTGACCAAGGAATCATAGCTGGTATCGAAAGACTTTACAAGTTTATCCTCAGTTATTTCTTTCCGTAGGAATTCATTTGTGTTGTCGTACAGTGGGCTAAAGTAAATACCACGAGCGTGTTCGCTACGGATAAGTTCTTTAGGCACATTCATTTTGCCGTAGGTGAATGCGAGTGAACGATTCTTATGGTCACGCTTGAATGGTTGACCAGCAGGGTTCGTTGCAACATACCATTCAAAGTATTTCTCGGTATGATTTTTCTTCAACCACTGCTCAACATCTTTTCTAGCTTTTCTGCTAGGCTCAAATGATACGGAACCAGAAGTAAAGCCCATAGGTTTCCAATGGTCAAGATTGTCATATTGACTTAGACCACCAGCTTTTGTTTTACCATACAATGAAGTTGTTGTGACACCAACAAGAACATCACCATATGTTTTCTTCCATAGTCGCTGAACTTCATCGGACAAGCAAAGCAGTGCCAGCAATTTACCACCAACATAGTTGAAACCAAGAGGTTGGAAAGGAACAATTGTCGAACCAATCGCAGTATGATTAATCATTCTGCCCTGAGTCTTTGTTTCTCTAGACCAACCAATGAAGTTATCTCTTGGTGTCAAGTCAAGAAAGTCGGATGAGATACAGATAACACCAAGATACTTACCGCTTGCATCATCTTTGACAAGAAAGTTTAGATTTCTACCGATGTTGGAGTTGTTCTTCATTGTAGAAATAAATGTGCGTGTCGTGTTCCATAAAACAGGAAGTTCTTTGCTTCGCTTTGTGTCGTGTTTTACCACACTACCATCTATTCCTGTCGTGAAATTTGAACCCGAATCATCAGTGTATTCAAGCACAGGTTGAAGCTTGAGATAATCTTCAGGCGATTCTGGAATCCAGATATTCTCTTTAACAGAACGAATGATATCTTCCTGAGAAATATCGACAAGTTGATTCTCAACACCAAAGATGGTATTGGTTTCTACAGTAGGATACTTCTCATGAATCTCACACCACTTTTGATAGAGTGTGTACTCTTTAACGTCCATTTGTGAGACATAACCAAGTTCACGAATGACTCTATCAGTCAGTTCTTTCTCATCTACATCACAAAAGGAATCGGTGGGATTTTGTGATGACCACTCATCCCATTGTTTTTGAATATCTGGTGTCCAGTTTTCGCTACTCATTTGATTTTAGAAATTTTCCGAATAAGTTTTTTCTGCCTCTTTTTTGCCAACTCAAGTGCAAGAGGTCCAACTTTGTTAGTATACACTACTCCATTCATGTGGTCAAGCTCATGCTGGTAAACTTGTGCGGAAATACCTTCAAGTGTTGTGGTATTATATTCACCAAGATGGTCAAAATGTTCAACAACAATCTTTTTATACCTAGGAACATTGAGATACAAACCTGGGTATGACAGGCAACCTTCTCGCATTTTTTCTGGTTCACCGAAAGTTTCAACAATTTTAGGATTAATACAGACCATTTGAAATTCATCAGAACCCATAACGAACATACGGAATCTAATACCACATTGATTAGCCGATAAGCCAAGTCCGCCATAAGTTGTCATCGTCAACTTTAATTGCTTGATGAACTTTTGAATTTCTGGATTCATCACTTGTGACAAATCAAATTCTTCCATTCTCTCAGCAAGTTTAGGATGCCCATCGCTAAGAATCGGCAAAGGAAGAATTGGTTCTTCAACAACCCTTGTCGGCGCTGTCGTATTAATGACTAAAAAATCATCTTGTTGTGTTTCAACTACATTCATTTTACTATCCTTGAAAAATTATTTACTTTATCAAACCTAATTACATTACGGAATTTGTCTTGCAGAATGTCACCCTTATGTGAGATAACAAACAGATTAACATCTTCCAAGATATGCAAAAGGTTCATCAGATATTCTGTACCATTTGCATCTAAACTACTATCAAACACTTCATCAAGAATCAACAAGTTAGTATTTGTTGAGTTCTTCATCTTAGCAACGGCTCGCCAAGTTAACATCAGTGCCATGTCGATACGTTGCTTTTCACCTTCACTGAAAGAAGCATAACTAAATTCATCACGGTGTCTGGATTTAATTGTCTCCTTGAATGATTCGTCCAGATTAAAGTTGACAAAGAAATCTAGAGTTGCAAGATATTTGTTTACTAACTTATTGATTACTGGCAAGTATTGTTTAACAATTTTTGTTTTGATACCAGTATCTTTCAGCAAGATAGAAGCGACTTCATACTCTGCTTTTTCTTCAATCAGTTTCTTCTTCTGAGAACTCAACTCTGTCAACTTATCTTCCAACTCTTTGAGTTTGGTATTCTCCAAATCAAGGTTTTTTTTATTGTCTTTCAGTGCCTGAATTTCTTTGCGAATCTTACCAATGTATTTGTTTGTTTCAGTAATGGTAGTATTCTTTTGTACAATTTGAATATTCAGTTGCTGAATCTGTTTCTGAAATTCCGAAATAGAATTTAGTTTATCTTGTTCTTGGAGTAATTTTGCCTCCAATTGGCTGAGACCATGTTCACATTCTTTAACCTTGTTGGTGATACTGGATAGCTCCGCCTCTTTAAACTCCATGGCAATGGTTTGCCTGCACGTTGGACAATTATCATTTGCCTCAAAGAAATGTATATCTCGTCGAAATTTTGATAAGTTTGTTTCAATTTGCGATTCAAGTTTATTAAGTTTCTTGACCTTATTCTCAACTTCAGATTTACCAGAGATTTGTTCGGTGAGTGTCGAAACATTCGATGTAAGTCTATCAACTTCGACATGTAAGGTTTGTACCAAACTATCACTACTCTCAATCTCTTTTTCATACTCTTTTACTTTGTTCTCATTGTTCTGCTTCAATTTTTCTATTTGAGTTTTTTGATTCTCATAGTTCTGTTCAGCAAGTTCAATTGCAAATTTGTTTTCGGTAATCTCATCTTTGTTCAGAGATACTTTCTCTTTCAATAAAGAATTCATCGTAGAAAAGATTTGAATATCCAATAACTCCTCAATGATGGCTCTCCTGTCGGCAGCAGACAGTTGCATGAAAGGAGTAAAAGATGCAGAACCAAGTATAACAATCTGCGTGAAAGACTTGTAGTTTAGTTTGAGAATTTGCTTCTCAAGTATTTCTTGATAATCTCTTGATGCTGCTTCTTGATTTAGTATTTCACCGTTCAAATAGATTTCAAAAATGCCTGGCTTTATACCACGGACAATACGATACTCTTTTTTACCGATGGAGAAACAACATTCAACAACACAATCTTTTTGGTTGATTGAGTTGATAAGTTGTGGTTTGTTAATGTTTCGGAATGCTTTACCAAACAACACAAAGCACAGTGCATCCAACATAGTGGATTTGCCTGCGCCGTTTGTACCAACAACCAAGGTATTTGGTGCTTCATCGAATTTAATTTCGGTGAAGTAATTACCTGTCGATAAGAAGTTCTTAAATTTTAAACTCTTGAAAAAAATCATTATCTAAATTTAGGTCCAGTGACCCACGAAACCAAAGATTTTCTCACACCCTCAGTTACTGGTGTTACTCTATGCATGAAGAAAGAAGGAAACAATAGCATATCACCTTTTTTCAAATTATGTCTGATAGGTTCTTGACTAACCAAAAATTCAAAATCACCACCAACATAGTCATCATTTAAATTAAATGACATTGAAATCGTTCTTGGTTGTGTTTTAAAACTATCAGTGTGTTGAATATAATATCCACCCTCTTGATATCTTAAAAGGTCATATCCACTATCGGACTGTAAAAAACAATCTGGGAAGTCTACAATATACTTTTTTGCTGCATCTGCAGACTTGTTAAAAAGAATATCATCTATTTTCTTCCTCACATCTTGATTTGAAGCAATTACATGACCAAGAGATATGTTAATAATATCGCAGTTCCTAACAGAAGTATTTTGATTACCATTAACACCTATCTCAGATGTTCTCCACTCTGCTGCATCTTTATATTCTGATATGATATAATCACACTCTTCCTTTGTAAGAATGTCATCATAAATTTTGATATAACTTGCAAGACTATTCAAACTTTTTGTCACAACTGGTTTAGTTTCAACTGGTTTAATCGCATCTTCGGT